GCTGGTGACCCTGTAAACGCACAAGATTTAGCTACTAAATACTATATAGACCAAGTAATTGCCACTTTAGGCACAATGGCTTACCAAAATGCCAACCTTGTTGCTATTACTGGTGGTGCTATTTCAAATGTGGATTTAGATTTAAGTGCAAAAACCAATGAAGTTTATTTGCCAAAAGGCCCTACATCATTGCGTACAGCAAGCCCTGTCACAGGTATATTGCGCTACAACACTACAGAAAGCTATTACGAAGGCTACACAGGTGGCGTTTGGGTAAGATTCCAAACATTCCCACAAGGTGTATATACATTTAGCTTCCTAATTGTAGCTGGTGGTGGCGGTGGTGGTGGTGGATTTAGTTTTGGTGGTGGTGGCGGTGGCGGTGGATTTATTGCAAGTTCATTGTCAGTAAACCCAGGCACTACATACACAATGGTAATTGGCGGTGGTGGCGCAAGTGCCACAGCAGGTTCAAATTCATCCATTACTGGTGTTGCTATAGCAACTGGTGGTGGTCGTGGTGGTAGTGCGGGTGCTGGCGGTGGAACTGGTGGTTCTGGCGGTGGTGGTGGTTCAGGCGGTGGTGACCCTACACAGGCTGGTGCTGGTGGCGCTGGAACATCTGGTCAAGGCTTTGCTGGTGGCGGTGGTCAAACATTCTGTGGCGGTGGCGGTGGTGGCGGTAGTGCAGTTGGCGCAACTTCAGTTAGCGATTCAGTAGCAGGTAATGGAGGGGCTGGAGTTTTAAATACCCTTACTGGTTCAAATGTCTACTACTCTGGCGGTGGTGGTGGTGGCGGGGGCAGCGGTACAAGTAGTGGTGGTATAGGTGGCGGTGGTAGCGGTACAGGTAACGGTGGCACAAATACTGGCGGTGGCGGTGGCGGTGCAGGTAGTGGTGCTGGTGCTTCTGGCGGTTCAGGTGTAATTGTTGTTTCTATACCTACTGTTAACTATAGCGGTACAACTACTGGTAGCCCAACAGTCACTATTTCTGGCGCAAATACTATTCTTGCATTCACAACTTCTGGTACTTACACGGCTTAAAGGACTACTATGTTTATTGTTACTTGGTTATTTGACAAAATGGGCTATATGCCCAAAATTACTGTAGATACTGCATGGTCTTTTCCTGTTGCCCCAAAAGCTACAACTGTTGCCCAAAAGCCAACAGTAAAAAAGGCTACGACACGCAAAAAGAAAGCATGACATGGCTGAATTTGATATGTTCAAATTTGGCGGTCTTGTACAGCAAGTAGAAACTTTACAAGCCAAAGTCGATGGCATGGACAGAGATATTAAAGAACTGCTTGAATTAGCCAACAAAAGTCGTGGTGGTTTCTGGATGGGTATGGCTGTTGTTTCTGCAATTAGTGGAATTATTAGCTTTTTTGCTGGCATATATCACGCCAAATGAGGCGCAAGACTAAGGGTGCTATGCACTCCAAAACCATGTGGTTTTCTTTTGCATTGGTTGTACTAGGTGTGGTCTATGACAATTTTAGCTATGTTGAAAATCTTATTGACCCTCGTTTGTATGGCGTATGCCTTATTTTTATTGGTATTGTTGTTGCTGTGCTTAGATTTATAACCACAATGCCTTTGGAGGACAAATAATGTTTGGTTTAACAATTCCAATTCAGTTTTATGTATACGCAGCGCTGTCTTTGGCTGCTGTTGGTGGTATTGGCTACGGCAAATATCAATCTGTAAAATATGATGCCTATGTATCTAAAGCTGAAGCACAAGCTAAAGAACAGGATATGATTAATCTTTATAAAGCTAAAGAAGCTGCCCAAGTAAACGAAAAGGTAAAAAATGATTATGAAAATAAGCTGTCTATTATTAAGTCTACTTATCGTGGGGTGCGCTTCACCAATCCCCAACAAACAGGCGTTATTTCCAACACCGCCAGCGCAACTGATGGCACAGCCTCCGACCCTCAATTTATTGAAAAGTGCGCCATAACGACATTACAACTTGTTTCATTGCAAGCATGGTTAAATGAACAAATAGGCATATTTAATGCAAGGTAATTTTAAAGAGTGCCTTGAGTTAGTATTGAAGTCAGAAGGTGGTTGGGTTAATCATCCCAGCGACCCAGGTGGTGAAACGAATTTAGGCGTTACTAAGCGTGTTTGGGAAGAATGGGTAGGTCACCCTGTGGAGTCCCTTAAAAACCTCACAAAAGACCAAGTAGCACCCTTATATGAACAAAGATACTGGAGGCCTTGCTATGGAGAAGTATTGCCTAGGGGACTCGACCTTATTGTCTTTTCAATGGGAGTTAACGCAGGGCCAGGTAGGTCAGTTAAATTGCTTCAATCATCTATTGGATGCTTACCTGACGGAGTTATTGGCCCAGCAACAAGAGGAGTTATTCGTGACTCCAATACTGCAACTCTTATCGCTAAATTCTCTGAAACTAGACGAGAATATTACAAGTCATTAAAGACCTTCCCCATGTTTGGAAAAGGCTGGTTTGCCAGAGTAGACAAAGAAGAATTAGAAGCCCTTAACATGGCTAAGAACTCTTGACCCCTTTGTAATCTGTCCTAAAGGCGTTTCTAGGCGTTTTACACGATTGTCGGGGTGACACACCCACTTTGAACCCATACGCCTAATCATGGCCTTAGAATTGGCTTCATTTTGCTTTATAAGCAACTCATACATTGGGTAGCTAAAGCGCCCAGCTTCAATCATTTGTTTCAATAAATTCTTGTCGTTTTTTGTCATGGTTTTCCCCTACTGTTATTTCACCACTATTAACATTAATAGTGTATGACCCATCTTTTTCTAAAATCAATAGCTTTTCTATATCTTCAATCACCCACAAGTCCTTATCCATCTACCGCTTGCTTTTTGCATAACGCAGCCACCAACCATTTGGTTCTGTTCATACGGTTCTTTGACACATTCTTGCACGGCTATTTGTGTTGTATTTATGCTAAAAGACAAAATTAACCCAACCGCCAAAACAACTATCAAAATGTTTTTAAAATAATTCATTGTTTCCACCTTTAGCTTGTAATGCTTTTAGGTAATTTTTAAGGGCCTTGTCATCTTCTTTAAATATCTTTTGAAATAGTTGACTAGAAGGCATCTTAATTCTATTTTCATCAAATACGCCACGCAATACAAAACTAGAAAATGCCCTACAAGCTAACTCATCTTCACCGCATTTATAAGCTAGTTCGCAGTTATCGCAAGGGCATATTTCAGTAAAATTCATAAACCCTTTTTAGAAATATCAGGTCAAAGTCTTTTTAGTCGTTCGTCTACGAGTACTTAAGCTGAATAGTGTCAATGACCTGATGTAAAGAAGTTTATTCTAAATGCAATAGTTTTATGTAGGTGTTTTCCCTAAGTGTTGTATTTTGCCAAACTTTACAAACATAGGACATTAATGTCACATTTTTGCATGATTTTTTATTGAAATTTCATGCACTTATTTATTTCCCAAACGGGAATAATGTAAGAAAAAGTAGCGTATATTACACAAAAATTCCCGATAGGGGCATTTTGTAAGGTTTAGTAAATGATTCTTTAATAAGGCTTTATGCTATTTAAAAACTCTTTAATAAGCCAAAAACTTTACAAACATATATATACTTTTTGCCAATTAATGTACACATAGTCATCAATATGTATATGGTTTAGACATAACTTGACCAAGGGTGATAGGGGACTATCAGCCGACCCAATGTCTATGACATCTAGTCCTTCACGAAGATAATGTTCATTCGATGGAAAGTTTGTATCACCCAAGTCTTTTCCGTCTTGTGTAGTCGCCATTTAACGCTACGAGGCTTGCAATGGGGTTCACACTAGCCTATCTTTTCTTCCACGCCACCGATTTAGGTGCTTAGTACGCCTGGAGTGCGGACTGCGATTTTAAATCAAAAACAATTTCTTTGAGTGCTTTTTCCTGTTGTCTTTTCGCCACAATGGGCGTAAGTTAGTAAACTTAGACAATACCAATATTTCGTCTTTAGTTTTTGCGCTTGAAATAGGAATAATATGGTCTACTTCCCAATCTTTTTTATTGTCAAAATTCATACCTTTTACAAACTGTTTGCTTAAATGCACCATGTAATGCACATAACTACAGCCAATAAATTCAGTTGTTTCAGAATCATCTTCATAACCTTTTATTGCATTGCTAATTAGTGCTTTAGCTTTTGCGCAAAATAAATTAATTTCTCGTTCTTTTGCCCAATTTTCTTGCATTTGTTCTAATTCTTGTTCTGAGATTTCTCCATTTTTAACTTTACGCAAAAAATCTAAAATTTCATCAACTTTGGCTTGACGCTTTTGTTCAATTTTGTTCATTTTAAGAACCAAAAATGTTGTTTTTAGGCACTAATTCAGGCCAAATCCACATCCAAGATTTAGGAAACATATCTTGGCGAGTCACTAATCCGTGACTTTCTTTTTCTATTAGGGCTGCAATCATAACCATTTTAGACACAGGAATACTGTTGTCATCCCATTGGCTAACAGCTTGAACGCTAATATTTAGCTTTTTAGCAACTGCTTTAACGCCTCCAAGCAGTTCTATCATTTGTTTGGTATTAAGTTTAAGTGCCATAAAGCCAAGTTTAACCTTAAAGTATTATTTTTGCAACAATGCTTGCATTTAATTAAATTTAGGTTTAAAGTCTTTATATAGCAATTTTGCTATGCCAAAGGGAGAAATACTATGGATGAAATGGCGCAGGTGATGATAGAAGTAGAAGAACGCTTAGAAATAGCGTTAGACAACATGGAATACGGCACAGAATTGTCGCAAGACGATGTGGATGTAATCCGTGCAGCGTGTGGTAAACCCAACAACAAACGCAATGTTTTGTTGCAATCAGTTTTTGAAGATTTTGGTAATGTATTTGGAGGTAAAAATGCCTCAATCTGATTCTATTAAAGAACTCGCAACCGCATTGTCTAAAGTTCAAGGGGAACTCACTTATGCTAAAAAAGATTCAGCAAATCCTTTCTTCAAATCTAGGTATGCTGATTTGGAGTCTGTTTGGGATGCTTGTCGCAGTCTTATGGCTGCAAACGGTCTTAGTGTTATCCAAATGCCTGGCAACTACTTCGAGGGCCGTATGTGGCTGGTAACACGCTTATGCCATAACTCTGGCGAATGGATTGAACAAGAAATGTCTATTCCAGTAGGAAAACCAGACGCACAAGGCGTAGTTAAAGTAGATGCACATGGCTGTTTAGGGGCGGTAACCTATATGCGTAGGGCGTCTTTAGCAGCGTTTCTTGGAATTGTTCAATCTGATGATGATGGCAATACAGCCGTTGGCGTTAAAGAACCAACCAATTTAAAAGCAGTTTCTAAACCACAGGAGTTTATTTAATGGCATTTGTCCCTAAAGAAGGTAGCGGAAGCCTTTTTAAAAATAACCGCAAAACAACAGAAAATCACCCAGACCTTAGTGGAACAATAATGCTTGGCGGAAAAGAATTTTGGCTTTCTGCATGGAAAAAAGACGGTAAAAATGGGCCTTTTTACAGCGTGTCTATTGGTAAAGAAAAGTTACCAATGGGCTTTAAAGAAGCTGGCGCTGATGAACTTCCTAAACATATTATTGAAGATTCTGATTTGCCATTTTAGGAGTTAATATGAATACCCAGTTGAATTGCATTATTAGAGAACAGGCAATCATTCACACAGAGGAATACCATGTGGATGAAGAAAGACAGCTTATTTCAATGACGCTAGGTGGTCTTGAAAGCGTTTTAAATACAGCATTTCAACTGGCAGCAGACATGGTACAAGATGAAACTGATAGAATGAAAATTTTACAGTTGCAAATTAAGTAGTAAATTAAAGGGGAAACAAATGGCTGAACATTGGTACTGCGGTACAACTGGCGAACCACGCTATACAATCCTTGGCAAAAACGGCAAGGAAAGAAACACTAATGTTAAAGACGCTAGGGAACTAGGGTTAGTACCTAGTGTGACTACAATTAATTCTATGCTGTCCAAATCGGGCCTAGACACTTGGAAACAAACCCAAGTGCTATATGCTGCGGTTGAATATCCAAGATGGGAAAACGAAAATGAAAAAGAATGGGTATCAAGAATACTTGACCTTGCAAAAGACAAAAGCCGTGAAGCTGCACAAAGGGGTACTAATATCCACGACATTTTGGATAGTTATTTCTCTAATGTTTATTTACCTGAGTGGCCTACTTATATCGCTAGGGTTCAAGAACATCTTGACAGCACCTTTGGAAAACGCCAATGGTTGTCAGAACAGTCTTTTAAACACCCCGAAGGTTATGGTGGCAAGGTCGATTTGTACTGTAAGGCCGACAATAACCTGCCTAGCGTAGTAATTGACTTCAAGACCACGGAGAAATGCCCTGGTGATTTAACACCCTACTATGAGTATACATTGCAGCTTGCAGCCTATAGAGAGGCTTTAGGGCCTGATGCTATATGCGCTAATGTGTTTATAAATGGGGATACAAATGAAGTTGCAATAAAAATCCATAAAGAACAAGACCTTAAAGATGGGTATGAGGCTTTTCTTAGCTTATTGCGTGTTTTTCGTTTAAAGAATAAACTATTGTAATGAAAAGATTAAACCCATTAACAAATAAAGAATTTAAGCGTGGTGATACACGCCAAGATAACTTTATGTTTTTAACTTATTTGTTTAAATTAAAAAGAAATGGGTTTTTTCGTGAAGCATGGGTGTCACCAAAAGTATTTAAAAAAACAATAGAAATGCAATCAGTTGCATCAAAAAAATATAATTCAAATAATTTTGAAAACCCAGAGTATCGTGCAAAAAATATGCTACAAGCAGCAAAAACAAGGTCAAAAAAACATGGCGGTAAAGTAACTATTAATTGGGAGTGGGTTTACGAAAAAATAAAAAATGGTAAATGTGAATTAACTGGTTTACCGTTTAACATGGAAAGAGAACCAAATTTACAAAAACATCCTTTTGCACCATCAATAGATAGAATTAACAACAACAACAGAAATTATGAACATGGCAATGTTAGGATTGTATTAAATTCAGTAAATATGGCTATAGGGGAACATGGTCTTGACCATTTATTAATGATTACTGATGAAATAAAGAAGCGTATAAGCTAAACTAGATTACGGGGTGGTTTATGGTTTCCCCTTCCATTACTCCTTCACACGAGGCCACCCCACCTTTTTCAAGGCGTTAAGCCACCATTGTAGGATGCAGTAAGTTAGGGTTTTTGTGGCTTTCCACCTAACAGTTAGCAACTGCCAAATACAGCCTTGTCGTATTTAGGCAACTTAGGGTAAATAAGTAGTGACAATAGGGGAATGTAGTAATAAATTGTAATGACTCACTAACGAGTACACATTTAAAGGGGAAACTTAAATGGAATCAAACTTCTTAAAAATAGTATTAGGTATTGCTGCTGGCTTTTTGTTATGCTTTCATACAATGGAAATAAAGGCACAAGCCTTATATGGCCCACAAGGTCAATATTTAGGCAACATTCAACAGTCTGGCAATACTGCCAACTATTATGGCCCACAAGGTCAATACCAAGGCAGCGCACAAACAAGTGGTAACCAAACCAACTTTTATGGTGCTGCTGGGCAATACCAAGGCACTTACCAAGCGCCACAACCAACGCCATACACACCATACATACCAGCACAACCTGTTCAACCTATACGCCCTTGGGGATATTAATGAACAATGAACGCAATCTTGCCAAAGAAATAACAGAAGGATTTGAAGCACTTAAATCTATAAGAAACAATGAACCAGTAGCGTGGACATCACAAGATGTTTTAGATGCTGACCATATTATTAAAGCCGTAGTGCGTAGAGAACAGGATGAACAGCATACTATTCCACTCTACACCCATTCAGCAAAAACACTAACAGATGAGGAAATAGCAAAATATGTAAAAGAATGGAAATTAAAAGAATTAAAAGAAAATTCTTCTTCTACAAATTATGTGCAAGAGTTGGCTTTTATTGATGGTTTGACTTGGACACTAAGAAAGGCACAAGAGAAATGACGACTTTTACAACTGAAGATAGATTAGACGCTGAAAAGCTATCACAAGCCAATATTATGATTACCGCCAAAGGTAATGAAGTAGATGTCCATACAGAAGGCGATGGACAGGCTTTATTTATTGCTAATCTAATTGTTTCTATGATGGACAACGAGGTTAAAAATGCTAATAAAGATAATAAAAGTTAAAGAAAACCCTGATGGGTCTGCTGATGTCAATGTACGCTATGACAAAAAAGGTTTAGAATTTTTGGTTCAGCAAGGTTTAACAGCAACAATGGTAGAAGCTATTGTCCAATATCAAACAGGGGAGAATTACAATGTTTGCGACATTCTGGGGACTTTACCCAAAAAAAGTAGCAAAGGGGGCAGCAATAAAAGCGTGGGTAAAATTAAAACCAGAGGAACACCAAGAAGTAATTGATGCCCTTGCAAGTCATATAAAATACTGGAGGGTCAAAGGCACGGATAAAGATTACATACCGTACCCTGCCTCTTGGTTAAACCAAATGAGGTATTTAGACGAACTTGATTTTGAACCGCCTAAAAAGCCAGCATTACCTTGGTATTCATCGGAAGAATTAACACTTGCTAAAGCATTTGAACTTGGAATTACTCCCTACGCAGGAGAGTCATACGCCCAATTACGACAAAGAATTTCAACACAAATCAGCCGTCAGGCAACTGTGTAAGTTTCGTAAAGACATGGGGCTAACCAAGTTTCGTATATACATTAGTGAAAAAGTTGTTTTACATCAATACTTTGCAGACTTTCAAGACCAGTATGCAAAAGGAAATAGGGGAGAATGGGAATGTTGGAAAAAATAATAGTAGGCGCTACTGGGTTAGGTTACCTTATAGTCTGTATAGCCCAATTTAATAAAGGTGCTACATCTAACGCTATGATTTGGGGCGGATACGCCTTTGCCCAAGTTGGATTGTGGTTGGCTTTAAAATGATAGCCGTATTATTTGCACGGCAAGACAGCCGTTACAAAGATTTACCTGGTTATGATGTTTATGACATTGACAGAGATGCTAGAAATTTTAATGAAAGTTACCCTGTTATTGCCCATCCACCATGCCGTGCTTGGGGTCGTTTAAGCCACATGGCTAATCCACGCCCAGATGAAAAAGATTTAGCTTGGTTTGCATTAGATAAAGTTCGTAAAAACGGTGGCGTTTTAGAACATCCAAAAGGCAGTAGATTGTGGAAAGAAGCGCCATTGCCTATGCCTGGCGAATTTCCTGATGAACACGGTGGTTTTACTATACTTATTGACCAATATCATTTTGGTCATGTAGCTAGAAAATGGACACATTTATACATAATTGGAATTACTCCTGACCAATTACCTGAAATACCAATTAGGGGGGGGCTGCCTTGGAAAACTATTTGTGGGATTACAGGTCAACCAGGTCGTAGATGTACTCAATACGAAAGAGAATATAGTCCTGACGGTTTAATTGAGTTTATGACTAAAATTTGCGAGAAAATTAATGAAAGATTATGACCCAAATGACGCAATTGACTTTATATTCAAAACTGCCCCTGCTTATGCTAAAGCCAAGGGTGAATTGGCGCAACTTGAAACTTTTAAAAGTTCTCTTAAGGCGATTAAAATGGCGCAAACAGACGAACAGTCTTTGGGGGCGCAGGAAAGAGAGGCTTATCGCAGCCAAGAGTACCAAGATTTATGCAAAGCAATTGGAACGGCAACGGAACAAGTCGAAGCATTAAGATGGCAATTAGAAGCAGCCAAAATGAGATTTGAAGCCTGGCGCACAGAACAAGCTAACAACCGTAATATTGAAAGACTAACCAAATGAGTGATTACTCTGAAAATTACCTTAAAATTCAACGACTTTTAAGAAAATACCATGAAGCAACACTTAAAAACAATTATGAAAAAGCCACTCAAATTGCTTGTGAGTTGGCAGAAGAAACAATACAACTAGAGTTTGCTACCTATGACCAAGTAAGGAAGCAATGGCTAAAATAATGCGTAATATGTTTGCAACGCATACGGACTATGCGGAGTTTAAAGGGTTAATACCTACAAACCCACAATTAGTCCCAAGCAATGTAGACGGCATATTAGAGCGCAATGGGCAATTTTTAATATTAGAATGGAAGCGCCCAGGGGAAAAGGTAAGTGAAGGTCAACGCATTATGTTGCAAGCATTGGCAGCTAAACCTAGTTTTATGGTGGTAATTGTTTATGGAAACACCGATAATGAAACTGTAGTGGACTCATATTGGTTGCTTACACCTGAAGGTAAACCAGTAAAGTCTGGTATAGGGTTTGATTCTTTTAAACAATTTTACCGACAATGGTATGAATTAGCAGATGGCTACAAAAAGTGAAAAGAACGCTTTCAATAAGATTGCAGAACTCGGATGTATTTTATGTGCCGAAGTCTATGGGTTTGAAGGCACTCCGTCAGAACTCCATCATGTGCGCAGGTATGGAAATGTTCGGTCTGCATCCCCTGTGCTTGCATTATGCCCAGAACACCATAGGAACGGAAATGATAGCCTTCACAGAATGGGCATCAACGCTTTTGAAGATAAACACGGAATTACCTGCGAGAGGTTATTGGAACTACAAGATAAAAGACTTGGAAAAGACTTTAACAAATAAAAAAGTTAAATATGGCAGACCCAATTAAAGCTCAAGAGGGTCAACAAACCCAATTTCAGACCAAATACGGTAGGCTCGCTTACGAAACTCCTTATCATGGTGTGTCCATCTATTTGTCTGATGACGGGACATATGGATTGCTTCATGCAAAAGCACCTTTAACACCGTGTCCAGAGTCCCACAACGAACCTCAGAAATAGTAATGGTGTGCTCATATTTGTCATTAGATGGGTCATATAAATAAGTACCCATGTCATCACCCTTATCTACAATAAACTCAATTTCATCAGGCAATGGCATACCCCGCCAGTTACAAAATGGCTTCATACAGTAAATAGCGCTGTATAAGTTTTTAAGAATAGCGGGACTTAGGTGCATTAGTAATGGTGTAACTTTCCTCTAAAGTCTACAAGACCTTTGCCTTCATCAAACACACGAATTAACTCAGGCTGTAGTAAATGGCCCTGTTCATAGGTTAATAATGCTAGCCCTGATGTCCAATCAGTTGGGGCATCTTCTGTGTAATGCACAAACTGTTCACCTCTAGGGTCAGCTAGGCAACCTGTCTGTACGCCCCAACGCCCATGACTGTTGTAATCATTGTATTGAATAGCGCTTAAATGGTGGGTATGACCGCTAATAACATGAGTGCCAGCAGCTAGGGTATTGTTTCTACCGCCTGACCAAGAACCCTTCCATTTGTGCCTAAACACAGTATTCATAGTGCCAGCGTTTTCAATCCAATATGTCCAACACCCTTTCCACATAGGAAAGTGGTCTTTAAGGGTAAACCCTTGCACACCTTGATAACTATGCGCCCCACCGTTAGATAAAAATGTTTCAAACCTAGCGTCATGGTTGCCAAGAGTCCAAATTAACTCAGCACCTTTAGATACTGCTTCAATGCCAGCCATCATTTCTTGACAGCACTCTAATTCTTCTTTAACTGTAGGTGTGTTAGACCAGCCGATTCTAGGGTGTCTGCTGGCCTGACTTCCGTCAAAAGCATCGCCCACACACATTACAATTTTAGGCTTAAACTCTTTAATGGTTTCTAACAAGGCTTTATAGGCTGTGGTATAGGATACATCGGGCCAAAAATGACAATCTCCAAACGCCACAATATGCCCTTTTTGTAATTCTGAACCACGCCTAGCGTGTCCAGCAGTTTCAAATATCTTTTTAGTTTGGTCTATTCTTTGG